CGGTAGAAGATGTCATTGAGGATTTCGTGTTGCGTATTACTCTCGAATGTATGAATGATACGAGTATTGTATTGAGCGAAAAGGCGTATATGAAACGTTTGGAGAAACGCGCCAAAGATGCCAAAGACAAACCCGCCGTTCCCTATAAAATATACCGCAATCAACTCTTGATTTTATCTGTTGGGTGCGCTACGACCATTGCCGTACTTACCATGATTCCATCCTTTAAAACCAAAAAGACATTCCCTGGATGTGTCCAATCGTTTCGCGGATATCCCGTAGATGCTGGCGACGAAGATGTTTCCGGATTGAAATATTTGTCGTGTATTTTGGCGAAATCCAAGAGTTCGATTGTCCCCTGGAACGCCATCGAACCCTGGAGCGCAAACACCATACTAAAACGAATGAAGGATTTCATCGACAACCAAATGCTGGCGAGACCCGATATCCAACAATTATGTGCTATAAAACGGGAGTATTTGGCCGTCCATCCCGACGATATTATCCCCGATGAACTAAACGTGAAAAAATGGATTCATTTTATGCCTCCTCTAGTCGATTTCACTGTATCGAAATCCCTCCACGGTGTAGGCGCCGATTTCGAGGGGGATTTATTGCGCGCTATTCGCGATGGCAGTAAATCGCAATACGAGAGTATCGGTATCTTAAAAAGCAAAATCGCGAAACATGTCTACGGTATCGTGGAAATGATTAAGGAAATCGTTGGGAAAAAAGAGTTGCTACTCACTACATCTTCGAAGGAACCCTTTATGGAAAACGCGTGTTGTAATGAGGACCCACGCAAGATCCACCCACTCTCGTATTTTATAGGAGAAAACGTAATGATTGACAATTTTTTGAAGAGAACCGAAGATATGTCGCAAACACTACGCCGGATTCAAGCGTTGGCAAAACCGCAAATACTGTTTCACGATGAAAACACGGCAATTCAACGCGGAGATATTCGTTCGGAAATTGGCGAGACGGCGATTTATCGTGCGTTTATTCATTATTGTAATTTCGACCGGGATATACCGATTCCACGTGAATTGGAAGTGGTATGTAATGCCAAACCGGCCGTATATGAACGTATGGATACTCTCGAAGTGAAAATCGAGAAAATGAAATCCAACGGAAAACGATTCGCCAAAGAGAATTTAGAACATTTGATGAATATCGTGAATCGCCAAAATCGCGTATCGTTGTATTTAGGCGTTCGTTGTGAAGAAGTGTCCCAGATTTTGTTGTTTAAAGACGCATTGGAAGAATTAGACCTACATCATTCGGAGATTATCGAGAGTCGAATGCGCGAATTGTTATGGGCGACGTTGGCAGAATATAACCCGCGCGTAATGGTTCACGAAGAACGCGATAGTACCGAAGCGTTGAATCGGTATGTGAAAGGAGTGAATGGTCGTATGTTTGCTAAAATCGCGGATTTCTTGAATTATCAAGGCAATTTGTCCAATAAACGATATGAATCATTACAAGTGTTTATTCACGAAATCATGAACTGGAAAATGGATTCCGATACCGATGTGAAAACGGTGTTTTCGGTTCGACAATATATTCTCAATTCGATTGAACAAATGGTGAAAGTATTTCCATCGATGGCAAAACATTCGCCTAAAACCATCGATATTCCTAAACATTGGGGATTGGATGAACGACACGTCCTGGATTTAAAAACAAAACTTGCTGCCGAAATGGAAACGCTGTTTTCTCATATGAAAAATCCCATATTAGCACCTTTGTTCGAACATATCAAGAGTCGATTGAGTTCTATGATGTATTTCGCGAAACACATTCCCGTATTTGCGCCCATCGTGAAAGACGGTGTCGCGTTCCATTCGTTGTATAGTAAAGAAACCGTATATCTACTCTTGAAATATTGCTGGTATTCCGTATTGTATGAGTATATTGTGGCAACGGAAGACCCTGATTTGTTGGCCGTCGAACGCAGAGAAACCCTACGTCAACGCCGGGCAAGAACTTCTGAAGAACGCGATGAAGTGTTTGGCGTCGATGAGATCTTTGGTCAAGACGACAATGAGAATCCATTGTTGGAAATACAATTGGAAATGGGGGATATACGCAAAGTGAAAGACGAAGCCGGACATATGTTGGTCAGTATGTTGGAATTGAATCATTCCGCGAAAAACAAAATCAATATGTCGTATGAAGAAATGAAATTCAATACACAACGCAAGAAGGATAAGGAAAAGAAACAAATCACGGACGGATTCGAGAGAATGGAACGTGATGAACGTAAAGTCGAAGATATGTTGAAACATTTCAAGATTGGACGATGGAATATCGGACAACAAAAGAGTCTCTTCCAATACAATGGCGAAACGTATGCTCGTCAAGCCGAATTGAACGAATATTTGAATGCTGGCGATGAAGAGGGCATTTCGCTTTCGTTTGATGCTACTGCGCAATTAACCGGATCCGATGAAGCCGATATCGATGAACTCGAACGCGACGACGCAATGGCAATTGAGCGAGATTATGAAGCCGAAGCGAACGATATAGGTGGTTTAGGGGAAGATTATATGGATGGTCGATATTATGATGAAGATATGGACGACGACGATTTTTAGAGAGAATTTAGACGACATAACACGTCGGAATAATGTGATAAGTAATATAAATACTTGACTCGAATTTATATTATGACATAATGAACTGGGTATATATTTTAGAATGCGAAGATGATCATTTTTATGTAGGAGAAACGTGTCGTTTATATAGTAGATTTTGGGAACACCGAAGAGGCGGTGGAGGTGTGAATACACAGGTATATCCGCCGGTAGATACAATTGCGATTTATAAAGTATCTACATTAAGTAAATTTTTAGAATATGATGATATTGTTTCTAGTAATAAATGTAATATTTATAACAATCGTGCAGAAGATATATTAACTAATTTCGCGGATGAAGATACGTATGGTTCAGATGAATATGACCATTTGTATGTAGAAAACCATATAACCGAGAGTCTAATGACATATAGTAGAGATTGGACAAAAGTAAGAGGAGGGAAATATACACGGTTTGATGTATTATACCAGCATCCACAAACCACCCCCCAAATACCCGCATGTAAATGCGGTTTACCGTGCGATATAAAGAAAAATGAAGAACATGACTATTTATATTTTCGATGTGCTAAAAAGAATATGTGGTCAAAAATGAAAGACATTTTTGATATTGAAACAGAACCGTGTACTTTTTTTATGAGATACACAAAAGATATTGAATATAACAAAAACTATAATAAAGTAAAAACCCAAATAAACGATTTAATTCGCAAATCGGGTTGGTTAGAGAATCTCGTTGGACGACGGGATGATTTTTGTATAGGTGGTTGTGGAAAGCCATACAATGGTGATAATACAATTCGGTTTTTTAAAAAATCAATCAATCTATGTTATGATTGTTTTATTGATAAAAACGTAGAATTGGCAAATAAATATAATTATAATAAGTTGTTTAATCAAGGAAAATGTCAAATAAACATAAATGACCTTTAATGTCCAGACGTTAATATCTCTACGTAGGGTGTGTAACATACTATAATAGTCCAGTATGTCGCTAGACACGACATGAAAAAAGGGTTGTTGTTTTGAGCCATATAGAATTGTATTCTATATGACCATTTTTGTTTTTGTTTTATGGGTATGATTTATTTATATAAACGTGCGTACATAGATGTAGGAGATATTCTACCAAATACCTAGAAAGAGTTTATACATGATTCATCGCCGATGTTTTGGTATAGTGGCAACGTTTACACAACACTTGTAGATTTTCGTAGTTGGTATCTCCGCCGTTCGTCCATTCCACAATATGGTCACCTTCGTATTTTTCTTTCGCAAGACGACAGATATTACATACACCGCCTTGTTCTTGTAGTTTGCGAGCAATATCCGTTTTCGAAAACAATCGTTTCTCCGGGCGTATACATTCATCCAACGCTTGGTCAATCGATTGAATGAAACTTCGTTGAAACGACGCGTTACGGTTTGTATAATCATCTACTTTCGCGATTTCTTCTTTTAATTTCGGGAGTATTACACCAAGATTTCGGTTTAGTGTGGCAATATCTTTGATTTTGTGTATTAAACGACTAATGATAAACTTGTAAGGAAGATAATACTTTTTATAGATGGCAGGTTCTTCACTAAAGAATTTGTTATCTTTTAGCGTCGCGACGACTTTTTTCATAAACAATAGACGTCCTTTGATTTCTTCGGTATTTTCGGTCAAATAGGTTCGGACAGATTGTTCGGTTTCGCCAAGTTGTTCTCTGTAAAACGATTCGCATACTTTGCGAATAGATGACCACGAGCCCGGAAGGTCATAAGACAACACAAACATCTCGATGATTTCGGTATCTACTGCACCCCGTTTATCCTTTTTGTCAATAAACCAGGTCTTGAGTTCTTCTTTGTGTTTGGAAATCAGGTCGAAGAATGGATTGTATAACACTTTGTTGAACTCGTAGGTGTTGAGCGGTTTACTCGAACGATTGAGAATCTCGTATTGGTCGCGCAGTTTGTTCAAGTCGGTGCGATACGACGAATCCAATTGGTTAAACGTGAAATTGTAGTTTCGGACACGATTTTGGTCTTCGAAACTTAACTCCTGGAATGTTTTACCGTGTAACGAATCCTTTTTTTGGATATCCATAAAATACTCACCTGCCAATTTGAATTTGTTGTTCATAAAATCAATTGCGGTTGTTAGACGATGCATCCCATCCAGAACATCTTCGCAGTTGTCGGTTTCATTCAGAATCGTCCAAATCGGATTCATCGCGCGATTACATAGAATCGTTTCGATGAATCGTGTTCGCAATTTATCGTCCCACGATTCATACGTTCTCTGGAAATCTGGATTCTTTTCGATATACATCTGACATGTTGCGCGGGCAGTCTCTTTGTCTACACGCATGCGGATAATAGAGAGGGGAATTTGAGTCATTTTTACGTTTGCTTTAGAGTTTCTGGTTTAGAGTTTCTTGTTTAGTGGTTAAGGTTTTAGAGTTTCGAGATTCTGGTTTCTTTATATTGATTACAATTTGTTGTGATAGAACATCCAAAATAAAAAGCATTTCAATTTTATTTGGAGACGAAGTGTGTTATACAAACTAATATAAACAGAATGGCAATACGTTTGGTATAGAAATGATGTTGTTTTCGATTTTAGCGTTTTATTTTGCTGTTGTATATAGTCGCGACGTTCCCCCGCCAGTTTCAACCGTGGTGGTTCCGTATTATATAGGACACTGGAAACAAATATATCAAGCACCAACCAATATTCTTTTCCAAGGGTATGGCACATGTATTACGGCGGATTATGGTGTATTGGACAACGGAAACATCAGTGTGCTCAATAGTCAACTCGATGAACATCACGAATTGGAACAAATCAGTGGATATGGGTATTATAC